TCCGAAGTGATACACAAGCCCTTCGCCTTATCGCAAGTATTCTTCTTATCCAGCGAAGGGAAAAGCATCGTTCTCGTATGAAAGAGAAAACGAAATGTAGTGGAGAGGGCGGTCGGATGTCGTAGTGCATCAGCGAGTTAAGGGTACAAGGGTGGGAAAACGAATTGCGCTGAGAAGTTAAATCAGCTTTAATCGGGCTTCAACTTTAAACGAGATTTGAACGGCGGCAGATTGGGCTCGCTTTAATCGGTGGTAACCAGCGTTCAATAATGAGGGGCTGAGGGTGTCATACAGACGCTCTCAGCCCTTCATTATTGCGTCGGTGGAGTGTGGTGGCTGATGTGCCGTTAGGTCGCTTAGATAAAGGATTGTCGTGCGCCTGTGTGGGGCGCTGGCATGGTAGGCGATGTGGCAGATAAGGGCATCCTTGAGCCCCCCTTATCCGAAGTGTGTTGGAGATGGTACCAGGTGATTAAGTACTGATTAATCACCCGCTCTCAAGCGGTCAGATTTCGTGTAAATACCCCCTCTTTGAGCCCCTACAAATAGCCCCATTTTCCATGGTAAAAACGGAATGGAATACCTATTGGATGGATAATGGAAGTAGTTGAGTAGCGGCTAATGGATGTATAAAAACACTGCTATTTTTAGCCCATTGAGTGGGGGGATAGATGTAGTTTTATCCTGAAAAACGGCTATAAATTCCAAACTCAAGGGGGGATAATGACACTATATTATCCGTTGAGAATGCTATAAGTAGTTATGTTCCAAACGCTTTTCCTTTTATTAGTCTAAATGTGGGCGCTATACTGCACGGGCAGACTCTTCTAAGGTCACATCGCCAGCAGATTTTGCGTGGCGATTAAGCTCTCTTTGAAGGGACTCTATTGTGCTGTCTGCTCGGCCTATTCGCTCTCTAAGCTCTCCTATCTCTTCGTTCTTTTGACGGAGCTCGTTCATAAGCTCTTGTATGATCCCTGCGAGATTGGATGACATTGCATCTTGAGGGGAGTTGCTTTGTGGATTTGTGGATTTGAGCATTCCACCTTCCCCAGTTAACAGCCAGTGGGGATTAATACCCTCACATTTTGCATAAACCAAATCATAGTTAATTGTATCTCGTGATATCCACGATGCAATTACCTGTGGTGTAGAGTCTAATACCCTTGCAAATTCGGATTTATTACCCTTTCCGAAGTGCTCTATAAGCCTGACTACTCTCTCTGATTTGGTCATATATTACGCTTTACGTTTTGATATTTACGCAGAATGTTTATACCTTTGCAGTGTTGGTTAACACAAACCGAATGCGGTACGATGCGACCAACGCCCCAAAGGTAGTGAATATCGGCGGGTACAGATAACACAAACAAAGGATACTAACATGGTACAGAGTCATATCGACGAGGGAATGCTTCTCGACGCGATGGAAGAAGAGGTACGTGAGCGAGGTGTCGCTACCGTATATATGTGCCTCGAAGGCGCTGAGCTGATCAGCGGAGTATTACCAAAGGATATGTGTGGCTTCCGCTGGATGCTCACTGAAGATCTCAACTTCAAGGGCCTCGTCTCAGAGGCGGAGGTCTTCCCCTTCCTCCTCAGTAGCTTCAATTACCGCCCAGGCGTCCCCGTCTTCGGCTGGGAGACTATCGAGGCGGTAGATGGAGAGCCCGATCGGGTCTACAGCTATCAAATACAGATAAACTATCCCGGGGCGATGATGCCCAGCTTATAAGAATGAGAACTATGATGCAGACACAGTATGGTCTCCTCGTCAAGCGTGATGAATTGGTGGAGATCTTCAGCGACTTCAACGAACGTCTATCAGCAGGTGACTTTGGTCAGGTTGAATTCTATCCCGATGTGGTAGATGCCCTGGTCTTTCGCTATGACAGCATGACTCCCGAAGTTCAGCGAATCATCCAAGCACAGTAATCACACATCAGAAGGGGCGTGCCCACCTTGAAGAAAGGCATCGCCAGCTAGGAAGGCGATCAGGTACGCCCCTTCTATAATAAGAGACACAATGAAGGAAACACGAAGGAACATGAAACGAGAGATCCGAATAAGCAGCGCCCTCCGCCGTCAACTGGTGAGTGAGTTTGGCACGACAAGTAAGACCGTCTACCAAGCTATGCACTATGTCGGTGGATCGGAACTACTCGAAGGTATCCGCAAGGCAGCCTTGGAGCGTGGCGGGCAAGTCGTCGTCATTGCTCCCGAAGATTCAGTCTTAGTGGATATGGGAGATCACATGGTGCGGTACTATAGTGGAGGTGCTCACCTTGACCTTGATAAGGCTACCGGTGACGCTCGCCTATATAATAAGGATGGCTCACTGTGTAGTACCCATCACTCGGTCGCAAGCCCACTGCTCCCTGTATTGGAATTCGGTAAGAGCCTGTAGTGCTATGCAACGAGTGAACGGAGTACTTTGCGCCACCAAGGACGAGCTGGTAGGATCCTCTTTGATTAGTGAAGCGTATCTCGGCTTACTAGTCAGCAAAAAGGTCCTGCAGATCGTCGTCCGCGGTTGCCGTGGGCGTCAAGCTCAGTATGCCGTGGACTCGCTCCCCGAGAAGTACAAGGCCGAGGTCTACAAGCGCTTTGATATACCTCCCATGGATAGAGAGAAGAGTCTCCTTGAGCAGCTCATCCGTCCCCTCCCCGAAGCCGTGAGCTACTATCACAGCTACCGTCTGGCCGATGGGCGCTGCCTGCCCAGCGACAAGATCGCACAGTACACCGCCGAGGCTCAGATCCTCGAGGCTATCAGTGCCTATTGGATGGAGCACACGAGCAAGCGGGGTAAGGCAGGGCGTCGCCCGATGGGTAAGGGTGAGCTCTACGGCTGGCTGGCCGATATGATCCAGGCACTGCCTCAGGAGGAATACCCCCACAAGCTCCCCAAGAGTCGCCTGCAGGAGAAGCACGAAGCCTACCAGCGTGACGGCTATGAAAGCCTTATCCATAAGGGCTATCAGAATCAGAACGCCAGCAAGACGGGCGGTGACGAGCAGTCCGCGCTCCTCCTGATGCTCCTTGCCAGCCCCAACAACCTCAACAATAGTCAGGTGGCACGGCTCTACAACGAGACCGCCAAGGTGCGGGGGTGGGAGAAGCTCACCGCTTCGGCCGTGGGGAAGATCGCCAAGAGTAAGAGCCTACTCATCGACGCAGGGCGCAAGGGTCGCACCGACTACCGCCTGCAGGTGCAGACGGCTATCAAGAGGACGAAGCCCACCCGCGCTATGAGCTACTGGGTGCACGACGGCTGGACGGTGGAGCTCTACTACCAGCACACGACTACCGACAAGAAGGGGGGCACGAAGACGGTCTATGACTGTCGCCTGGTGGTGGTCGTGATACTCGATGCCTCTTGCTCCTATCCCATCGGCTACGCTATCGGGGAGCGTGAATGCCCCCAGCTGATCGCTCAAGCGCTGCGCAGTGCAGCACACCATACTGAGGAGCTCTTCGGAGTGAAGTGTCACCCCCGTGAGATACAGTATGACCACTATCAGATCGGAGCGCTGACGCCTCTCTACAAGGCGATGAGTAACAAGCTCAGTCCCGCCCGAGCGAAGAACGCCCGCGCTAAGATCATCGAGCCTTACTTCTCCCGACTGAACAAGACCTACTGCCAGCTGCAGCCGAATTGGTCGGGCTACGGGATCACGGGGAAGAAGGGCAAGGGGACGAATAGAGAAGTCGCCTCCGACCTTCGCCACCAGATCCCCACCCGCGCCGAAGTCGAGGGACAGATACATAAGATCTTCGCCCAGGAGCGAGCGCTGAAGCACGAGGAGTATATGAGCCTCTTCGATGGTGACATCACCGACATCCAGCTGGACCGCTCTATCTACCTCGAGCATTGGGGTGAGACCTCGGGGCGCTACATCGGTCAGAGTATCTACGGGCTCACGCCCACGATCTTCGGCGAGGTGCAGTACTACGAGAGCTTCGAGCAGGGCTTCAAGGAGCAGCGTCACCAGCGCTGGCAGGTCTACTACGACCCGAGCGACCTCACGAGCGTCCTTGCCGTCAGCGAAGATGGGCAGTATAAGTTCCTCCTCGAGCGGAAGCACCTCCAGCCTATGGCCGTCGAAGACCAGCGCCCCGAAGACCTCCAGCACCTGGAGCGCGTGCGCACCCACCAGCGGGAGATCGAGGATTGGGTGGATGGCGAGTGGAAGAGGATGATGCCCTTGGCCCTCGAAGCCTCCAAGGACAACAGCGTCGCCCAGGAGCTACTCCAGCGAAGTATCACGCCCTTCCGCCGAGGCGAAAAGAAGAAGACGCGCCCCATCGAGGACGACACCCCCACCGAGGTAGAGGCCTTTGGCCGTGAGATGGACGACCTCCTGCCCGACAGCCAGGGGCAAGTCAAGGACAACCGCTATGACCGCAAGCTCCAGCGAGAAGGAGCCGAAGATAATGACAACGGGCCCGCGCCTCAGCCCAAGAAGAGGAGCATATTAGAGAGAGTATAGTCCTTTTTCGGAAGGAGTAGGACAACAAAAACAGCACAACAATGGAACAGACCAGTAGCAAGACGTATCAGATCAGGATCGAACGCATCACAGCCTCCACCCTGGACGAGCTAACGACCAAGATAGAGGCTGTGAACCTGGAGCAAGGGGAGTCAGCCTGTAGCTACGAGCTGATCATCCCGATAATGAAGGAGCTATAGACCCATAAGCCGTCTCTCGAACTCTTGGGTAAGGCATTCGCCTACGGTCTGCTGGAGGATAGGGGCTAAGCTCTGATTGAAGCTCTCACAACAACAATTCAGAGTCACCATATCTCCGTCAAATAGGACTTCGGCTTGCTCATGATGTACGGGACATCTTTCACGGCTGATCCTTTTACGGATAGCCTGCTCGATTGATGGAGTCATAAGATAGTAGTTAAGAGTTAAACACAAACAAAGATAGGAACAATGGAACTGAAGGAAAAAGAACTCATCGCCACCCGCCTACGTGACTACTGCACAAAGCAAGGTGGGCAAAACAAGGCAGCTAACAGCCTCAAGGGCGTCAGCTCAGCTACCATAAGCAAGATCCTAAATAGCGATTGGGAGACTATCGCCGAGGGGATGTGGCACAACGTCAGCAAGCAGATCGGGCTCTCTGCCGAGGGGTGGAGCATCGTGCAGACGAATGTCTACGAAGAGCTGACCCAGCTCCTCGACTGCGCCCAGCGTGATAGCCAGGTGATGGCTATCGTCGGCAGCGCTGGTTGTGGCAAGAGCTCGACGATACGCCAGTATGTGGCCACGCACCAAGAGGTCTACAGCATCACTTGCTCCGAGTATCAGAATAGAGGGAGCTGGCTGTCGGCAGTGATGGAGGCTATGGGCTTGGATCCCCGAGGGCTGAGTGTAGCGGAGAAGATCGGCGCTGTGGTGCGCCGTCTCAAGCGCTTCGACCGCCCCCTCTTGATCCTCGACGAAGCGGATAAGATGAGCGACACCGTGCTCTATTTTTTTATCACCCTCTACAATGAGCTGGAGGACCACTGCGGTATCGTACTTAGCGCCACGCAGCACCTCGAGAAGCGTCTGCAGAAGGGGCTACGCATCGGGAGAAAGGGTTATGAAGAGGTCTACAGCCGTATCGGCCGTCAGTGCATCAGCCTCAGCGTGCTTTCCCCCGAAGATATCTCCCTCGTATGCACCGCCAATGGGCTGACCGACATCCGACGCGTGCGACGCATCGCCGACGAAGCACAGTGCGACCTCCGCCGAGTAAAGCGTGCCGTCTGGCGCGAACATCAGCTATCCAAGGAGGACTAATCTATGGCACGAGCATACTCCAGCGCTAATATCCGATCAGCCCGCTTCAAGACCGTCGACTTTGACGGGGCGTGGCTGGCGAGCATCGGGATGCCTGTCCTACGGGGCACGTGGCTGATCTACGGGGGTAGTGGCTCGGGTAAGACATCCTTCTGCCTCCAGCTGGCGAAGTACCTCTCACAGTTCGGCAGGGTGCTCTACAACTCACTGGAGCAAGGGCTAAGCCCCACGATGCAGGCGGCTTGGATAGCAGGCGGTATGGATGAGGCAGGGCGACGCGTCAAGCTCCTCGATAGGGAGGGGTATGATGAGCTCTTCGAGCGCCTCGGCAAGCGTCAAAGCCCCGAGATCGTCATCATCGACAGTATCAACTACCTCCGAGGTCTTCGGCTCTGCGATTACCAGCTCCTCAGTCAGCGCTACCGCAAGAAGCTCTTCATCGTCGTTGCCCACGAGAAGGGCGGTGAGCCGAAGGGAGCGCTTGCCCAAGCCATCCGCTACGATGCCGACGTGAAGATCCGCGTCGAGGGCTACCGAGCTATGGTGACCTCCCGCTACGCTACCGGGGAGATCGGCGGAGACGACTACATCATCTGGGAGGACGGCGCCGACGCCTACTGGGGCACCACCGCTACCGACCCCACCCAACGAGATCGACGTAAACAACGAAAAGAAATAGATATCAATGAGAGCCAAAGGAACTAACGAGATGGACAAGCTCCACATGGGCGCCATCCGAAGATATCACACCCTCTGCACTCAGCTGCAGCTCACCCCCGAGGATAGGGAAGCGCTCCTATCACCCTACGGCTGTACCTCCAGCAAGGATATGGAGACGCACGACCTCATCGACGTATGTGCAGCGCTGGCTGGCGAGCTTGACCGACGCACCGAGGGCAGCGACATCAGTAAGCTCCGCAAGCGGACGATGGCAGCTATCGGGGCTTACCTCCGAAGTGAGGGGAAGTTTGAAAACCCCTCGATCATCAAGGGCATCGCCTGTCGTGCTACGGGCTACCGCTCCTTCAACAAGATCCCCAAGGAACGCCTGCGCAACCTCATCGGGCTCTTCAACGACAAGGTCAAGGATCAGCGTGCCGTCGACGCCATCACCCGCGAAGAGACCGCTCCCCAGACTTCCTACTTCCCACCCTCAACCCTCGCAAACTAACTCACCACATAAATAACTACTCCAATGAAACGTGAAACTATCTTCCTCGGCTTCTTCAGCCTGCTCCTGGCTCTTGGCTTTGATGCCATCTGCAGCGATGCCCACGCAGGTATCATCATCTGGCTCGCCTGTGTCGCTCTCTGGGGCGTGTGCACCACCCTGACGCTCAGCGAAGTCGTCTCCCGCCAGCGTCGTGAACTCGCTGAACTCCGCGAAAAAGAAGAGAAGGGAAAATAAAGGCTCCAGAGCTATGTGTAAGACAACAGATATAATAGACACGCGACTCTGGCAAAAGCTATCCGAGAGGATACACAAGGACTCGGTGTCTAAAGGGTTTTGGGATAAAGATCGTCCCTTGAATCATTGCTTTATGCTCGTGGTCTGCGAGCTGTGCGAAGCTATCGAAGCGGATCGGAAAGGACGCTATGCAAAGAAAATAGTTGCCATAGATCAGCTCTACGATTATGCGTTCCCAATCGCCTATGAGACCAATATTAAGGGATCAGTAGAGGAGGAGCTGGCTGATACAGCTATGCGTCTGCTTGATATCATAGCACGTATGGGCTGGGTAATAGATGATATCGTGCGTCCGTCTTGTGTCAGCTTCAGCCACTATGGGTCATTCCCCTTACTCTGCTATTCGATCACCGAAGATCTCGTGTACAGAGAGTTTGGAGCTCGCCATGCTGTACTGTGGGCATTCTACAAGGTCCTGGCGATTGCGTATCGGTGTGACATCGATTTGCTTGAGCACATCGAGATGAAGATGAGATATAACAAGCAGCGCCCCCAGCATCACGGTAAAAGATACTAACACCTCACATAAGTAAGACTATGCACCTCAAAAGTAACAGCGCGCTCTGGACTCTCACCGAGGAGGAGCGAATCAAGGTAGCCGAGAGCACTCACACCAGTGCCAATACCCTCGAGGAGCTCGCCCACGATGACTCCGTCTGCGTGCGCTATTCGGTAGCCGAGAACTCCAAGACTCCGCCAGAAATCCTCTTTGAGCTGGCGAAGGAGGATAACGACCTGATGAAGCACCTAATAGCTCAGAACAAGAACTGCCCCGCTAAGCTCCTCGAGGACATCAGCCACACGACTGACCCCGACATCTTGGAAGCTATCAGCATTCACCCCGCCGCATCCGCTAACCTCGCCCATGTCTGTGCTGAGCGCCTGCGCAAGATCATGCGCACCAAGAGATACTAAGCATTTAATCACCCTTTAATCACAGATAGAATATGGACACTGTAAAAGTAGAGATGACTCCAGAGGAGTTCGCCAAAATGCAGGCGATTATGGCGGAGCATCGCCGAAAAGAAGAAGCCCAGCGCGCCAAGGAAGAGCGCGAAGCCTACCGCTCACTCGCCTCTACCACCGTCGATGAGCTCTTCCCTAAGCTGGAGGAAGCGAGCACTGCCCTCACGGGACTCAAGCGTGAGGTCTACGATGCCTTCGCTCGCGTCATCGAGACGAAGAAGGAGGTCATGGGGACTCAGGCTAACGACCAGCGCAGTCATAGCTTCCTCTCGGAGGATGGGAAGAAGCGCATCATCGTCGGCTATTACCAGCGCGACGGCTGGGATGAGACGGTGGAGGATGGCATCGCCAAGGTCAAGGCCTATATCTCTTCCCTGGCTGGCGACGATGAGACCCGCAAGCTGGTCGATATCATCCTTGACCTCCTCTCCCGAGATGGTAAAGGCAACCTCAAGGCCGATAAGGTCCTCCAGCTGGATAAGTACGCAGCGAGCATCCAGGATATGCGCTTCAGCGAAGGTGTGGCCATCATCAAGGAGGCCTACCGCCCTGTCCGCACCAAGGACTTCGTCCGCGCCCAAGTGAAGAATGCTATGGGCGGCTGGGATGACCTCCCCCTCGGGATGACCGAAGCATAAAAAAGCACCCCCGTCAGTAGGGTTCAGCTACTGACGGGGGTAATGGATGAAGGAAACGGCGTTAGGAACCGCATCGCCACAAAGGTACAACAAATACTTCAGGCGATGATCAGAGCAAACAGAATAGAGATGGCGCGCAATGTCTACGCTATTATCAACAGATATCACGAGCCGGGCAACCACCGACGCTCGCTGCGAAAGGTGTGGCAGCACTATGTCTATCCTATCTATCCTATGTCTCTCAGGACGATGATGGAGCTCCTTCGCATCGCCCGTGAGCATCAGTCGCCTGGGGAGATCCCTCCTGGCCTATACCCCCTCTTCGAAGAGTGGGATAAGAAGAGGACACCGTACACGATATAACTCAAACGATAAACGAAGCTAACGATGACACCCTACGATGTAATTGACCTGTTGGTAATCATCTGCTCAGGTCTTGCAGTCCTATTAATAGGTTCGCTTCTCGCCCTTCGGCACGAGCGGAAGAGGCACAACTAATCCAACCATATTATCCAAAGCCAGCAGGGCGGCCACTGTCACCAGTGGCCGCCCTGCTCTGTATATAGGCTACTCCCGTAGGAGGACTCCCCTTGGGGGCTGTCGGTAGCGCTGATGTTCCTGCGCCCCTTGCACAAGAGAGGGGTAGCCAACGCCCGTGATGAAGGTGGCCCAGTGGTGCATCAGCTCGCCGTGCTGGTGGTCCAGGTCGGAGGAGATGAGCTGTAGCCCGCTGAAGCCATCACCTGCCAGCCCGATAGGTGCGCTCTCCACCTGCTCGATGAGGTCGAGATAAGCGAGCGGGTCATCTTCGAAGCACCGGGGACTGTCCGACAGCTCCAGCGACTCATGTGGCTCCTCGGGGGTGTACTTGTGTACAAGGTGTAGGACGATCTCCATCGGGACACGCGGTGTGCCTTGCCCCGCCGATGTGTAGGTGATAGGGGCGAACTCAACGAAGACGGCGGGTGTATCGAAGAGAATACCATTGGGTAGGTCCTCCATGTTTTCGTTCCACAGCCCGATGTGCTTCAGGCCTGTGACCTTCTCTTGTAGGCGCTCCTTAAGCGCTTGGTAGATCTCTCGTCTCATATTCAATGTCTATTTAATCAGTGATTGATGGGGGCGCTCTGCTCGACGTAGTCGGGCATTCAGCTCCTCACGCCACAGGTCGACATGCTTGGTGACAATGCGCTGGATGAGCTCCTCGACCTTGGGGTGGTTGCCAACGAATCTGCGCTGTGGCATACGAAGCCGTCGCTTGAAAGAGCGGACCTTATGGCTGCGCACCTTGACGCGCTTGCGCTTCAGACCACGCTTACCCTTGACCAGACGGATAGCCGTCGTCTCCTTGCGGGTGTGCTGAGGAACGGTGACCTCTCCGTTGAAGCCCTCGTTGTGGAGCGAAGCGTAGGGCATCGCCGAGGTGAAGGACACACCCGATGGCATGACCTGCCCCTTCAGTGAGCGTCGTAGCTTGCCTGTGACAAGGAGTAGCGACCCGCGCTGTGCTCGCTTCCTGGACGACTTCCAGCCACCTTCGCCACGGGGCTTCCATGGGCGATCAAAGAAAGCCTTGCGGCGGAAATTCTCGTGGAACTCCGCAGTGAGCCCGACACGTACCTCCTGCTTGATGTCCTCGAAGACCTGTCTACTGCTGCGCATTTGGTAGTTATGAAATTAGTTGTATATTTGCAGTGAGATGACCCTCGGAAGTATCCTAATCCTGACTGTAGTTCGGGTACGGATACTTTTGGGGGTTATCTCTTTTTTAGAGCTACGTGAGGGCTGTCAGATATGCTATGGAGCAGGATTTTACCCTGCTTGTTTTCCAGTGCAATAATCCAGCTCTTCTCTCCTTCTATCTCTGTCTCGAATATGTGAGTCTGTACGACCCACTCCTTCTTCCCTTCATCTTCATACGCTCCTAAGTACTTGGCTTCTTTGATGAGCTTGGGCAGATCAAGTAGAAGCTCGTTTTTGGCAAGATAGTGTTCGTGTGGCTGGTTAAGCATCTCCTTAATTCCTGTCCCTGTTATTTCTACACGGACACCATTATCGACCGATACACCTACAAATCTTTCCTTTGCGAGTCTCTGTATCTCTTTGCGGTGTTCCTTCTGCTCGGGAGTAAGGGAGATCTTCTTTGCTCCCTCTTTGGCTTTGAGGACTTCACCAAGCACCGCACACTCGTCGCCCTTGCCCCCCTTGGTGATGTCGCAGTGGGAGATACCGCGCTTGCCGTAGTAGGGATGCTTGTCGGGGAAGAGGCGCAGGTCTCGCCCAGGGTTGCCACGGAAGAGCTCTTGCTTGTTGCCCCGGAGGGCAGCATCACCACGCTCCCACGCTGAGCGAGGGTCGGATAGCGGTGTTTCGGGGAGAACCTCCACGGCGTCACATCGACACCCCCAGCCGTTGGGCGGGAAGTAGTCTTGCCAGAATTTATCCTCCTTGGGGAGGCATGTGCGGTCGAGCGCCTCGTGAGCGGGACGCACCTTTCCGTCGCCAGCGGTGCGGTACTCGAGGATGCTCTTCGGAGCGGATGAGTGCCAGCGATCAGCCATGAGGGCAGAGCCTACAGCATGGTCGTACTCACTCTCCAGGTAGCGGACATTGTAGCGGTCGTGGATAGCTTTTACCTCTTCGGAGAAATCAGCGAAGGGCTTGATAGACCCGTCGTCCTTCGTCAGCGACAAGCCCAGCTCACGCATCGTGTGGTAGGTCTTGAAGCCAGAGAATACGAAGGCATTATTGTCCAGCGCGTCACGCACGACCTGTGGTGTGGAGTGACTGATGTGGTCCAGTGATGGCTGTAAGCACTCGTAGGTCTCCCGGATGGCAGCGACTATGGGGGCATCTCGGAGCATCTTGCGCTCAAAGTGCCCCTTCCTATATACATAGCGTGCCGCCCTCATGAAGACCTCGGGGCGGTAGGTGCGCTTCGTCGGGGTGTTACGCCTTGATAGCTGACACGAAGGGCAGCTGCATGGAGTGTATAGCTCGTTGAGCTCCTTATGTAGCTGGAGGTATCTCTTGGGGAGAGGTAGCTGAAGCTCCGCCCCTCCCCCTAAGCGAAAAAATCGTCAGCTCGTGAGAGTTGCTTGCTCGCTTCGCCCTCCTGCTCTAAAGAGCTGTCACGCTCCCCGATGATCGGGATGTTGTACTTCTCAGCGAAGTAGGCAGGATCGATCTTGTAGTATTGGAGAATAGCCCGCTCCTCCTCACGCATCTCGGCGTCTGTCATTTCGTCGCTGTAGTCCCACTCAAATGTGAGGCCCTTGAGGGGGAAGCCCGAGGCGATCATCAGAGGGAGGAGGCGATCATTGATGATGTAGGAGAGGCGACGGGCGTCAGAGGCGCAGACGTTCTCGAAGATCTCCAGGTGCACCTCCGACTGAGAGAGAGAGGCACCGTTGTCGATGGTCATCGTCTGGTTGAGGATGATCTTAGAGAGCTCCTTGTCGCATCGCTCCAGTCGCTTGTCATATACATTGTAGGCGTCACCACGGCTGGTCTCCTCGAAGGAGATGGTCGTACCCTCAGGAAAGACGCCATAGGACGCTGCCCCCATCGATGCCATGATACGCTCGATCTCGTCGAGGTCAGCTCTGGTGGTGGCTGTCGTGTTGGCCACGCGCATGGGCATTCCGAATATCTCCCCGAAGGTATCCCAATAGGCTCCCATATTCTTCTTGCTGATGTAGTAAGGAGCGCACTTGAGCAGTAGGCCTAAGTCGTGAGGCTTGCCTACCTCGATGAGCCAGCGGGAAAAGTCTCCTTCACGGAAGGGAATACCTCGCTTGATATCATCGGTTGGCTCTCGCAGGATCATGCCATACTCGGGAATGACGTGCTTACGTGGAATGAGCTCTGCAGAAGCAAAGCGCATACCTCTCTCGTCCTTGACTACCTCTCCCAACTCAATAAGGCTGTGACCCCAGAAGGTGGCGTCGAGGGCGAGATCCAGGAAGCTGTGAAACCACTCACGGCGGAAGAGGTCGGAGGCTTCGTCTACCTCTGTCCCGTCCTTATTGATGAGCTTGAAGGGGCGGGAGAGTGTCTTGCTCTTGCGCTGCTCGATAGCCCCCGTGATATGGCCATCAACGAGGGTGTCGGTGTAGAGGTCGTAGAGCGCCAAGCGTCGGGGGTTGTCGACGGAGAGCGCCATCTGCCAAGCGTGTCGCCAGGTAGCGATGTCCTTGCGGGTAAGTGCATCCGCCTTACGGATGAGCTCGGCGGTGACGCGCCCACCTGTGCCGGTGATCTGTCGAGCGAAGCGCATCAGTCGTGCTTCGCGTTCCTCTAAAGTCAATTCAGCCATAGTCTAATAGTGATAGGTGCTCTTTTCAATACTTCCAAATCTCAGGATGCCACCACTGGGGCCGCTCCCTCCAGTGTTGGGGTCAGTGAGTGGCGGGAGATCGGGGTCATTTTTGCCCGCTTGCACCGCCTTGAGCCAGTTGATGGACTCCTCATACCGGTCTTTCCATCGCTCCAGCCCCATCGCCTGAGGGAGGCGATGTGCCATCTGGTAGATGGATATATGTACGATAGCTTGTACCAGCTGAGGGTTACGATCATCTCCCGTCTTGTTGTAGGTCTCCTTGACATTGTAGCGGACTCTCAGATAACTAGCCGCCACCTCAAGGGCATACGCCTCTGCTTGCATCCACTCTTGAGGATGTTGGCTGATGATGGCTTGCTCACGCTCGGTGATAGCCATCCGATAGTCTTGTTCGTCGATGTACATAGTGGTTAGGCGTTAGGGTGAGTGTCGTAGACGGCGCGCTGCAGAGCCACCTCGCGCAGGTCTGGCTTGATGTCAGCGTAGCAGTAGATGTGGGGTATGGGCGTCCGCTCATCTCCCTCGACCTCGGGGATGATTAGCATGCGCTCGCTTGCAAGCTTTGCGAGACGCTTTGCGCGATAGGCGGCTATAAGGCATCGGATGCTGAATGCGATAAGACGAAGGGCGCGATAGCCATAGCGCCAAGATGTGACTAACATATTACCATTGATTTTTGAGACTGGTGGTGCGTCTGCCCACTTTCGGAGTGACGCCCAGGGTACGGGAGGAGCGCTGGAGGAGCCAGATAGCCCCCTCGTCGGCGTCGGGGCCGTCATCGTGTCCACGCATACCCTTCTCCATGGATAGGGTCTGCTCTACGGATACAAGCATGTCGGGCGACGACTTCTCCTCCTCGTTATAGTAGACCTTGCCTCGTTCCCAGAGAGGAGAGACCGCTTCGATGCGTGCGAACTTGTTCTCCTTCTTTCTGCGGTCGGGGGATATAGGTAGCTGGTAGCCGCGGGTATTGCCTTCAGCGGTGAAGTCGTCGAGGAGGCTGTCCTGCATGAAGCCTGCTTCGAGGTAGATGCGTAGGCTGGCTCCTTCGTCCCTGACCCACTCATAGGTGTCGTAGACCCAGCGGACCATCTCCGATATGGAGCACTGACGCAAGAAGGCTTTGATATGGTGTAGCTCGCCCGAAGGGAGCGATCCCCAGAGCTTGGCGGCTTTGTAATCGTTCTTGGTTGTCCCCTTCCACGAGGGGTCGATATATAGGACAAGCCCACTATAGGAGGTCAGGCGGGGGAGCTTCTTGTATTGAATCCACTCGGCGCGGAAGACACTGCCTGCCGTTATGGGGTTGTTCATGTACTCCTTCTGAAAGGCGCGGTATCCACTGAACGCTTCAAGCGCTGCTACCTCCTCCCGTGTCCACTTCGCCCCCCAGGTGACCTCGCCCTTTTGGGTGAGGATGTTGACTCGGGAGACGTGGACGGTGGGGGTGTGGGAGATGTTGTAGAGGACGCTGGTCTTACTGATGAGGTTGCCTACCATAATGAAGCGGCCACGGCCACCATCGAGCGCACCGAAGAGGGCTTCACGCACCCAGTCGGTGAGCTTATTGATGCGGTCTTGGTTCTGCACGATCTCGTCGTCATCAAGGTCGTCGATGACGATATAGTCGGGGCGGTGGGAGCGGTGGCGTAGACCACGAGGGGACTGCCCACGCCCCAGAGCGAAGAAGGCGACGCCGTCCGAGGTGACGAAGCGTCCGACCTCCCAGGAGCCTGTAGAGACCTGCTGGCCGAAGTCAGCGATATAGCGCTGGTTGTACTCCAGCTCAGCCTGCACGTCAGAGAGCAGCGTCTGTGCGTTGGTCTCGCTCTTGCCAACTAATACCATCACATTAAGCTCCCGCTTGCCGAGGTAAGCGTGCGCCTTCAGCCAAAGAGGAATGAAGACATCCATGTGGGTACTCTTGGCGTGACCGCGCGCCCACTGAAAGACCGCCTTGAGGTTAGGGGTGTCGCGTATGGCCTTGGCGGCTGCAAGGTGGAAGGGGGCGCTGGGGATGCTGCGCCCAAGGACCTCATTATAGGTATAGTGGGGGAAGTAGTACTCTACGAAAGCGTTGTAGTCCGACAGTAGATGGAGGATGCGCTTTCTCTGCTCGGTGGGGGTCTCCTTCGAGGCAAAGGCCGTGGCGCTCTTGACCTCCTCACAGCGCAGCTTCCAGCGCTCGAGTACTTCTTTATTCTTGATCGATGCCATGAGGGTGACGTATTGATTACGCTACAAAGGTCGGGTGCAAATAAGGGCTAATAAACTAATAATGTGAGCTCTGCACCGTTTCTGTGAGTCGGGAGATTAGCAAGCGATCTTTGCAGAGAAAACAGTCACAGACCCTATGAATACAGTAGTTATTAGTACATCATCCCTCAATTCGTATGGATCTCGAGTCCTTACCTCTGGGATTGACATTGCGCAGTACCAGCGCAACCCAGTGCTCCTCTATATGCATCGACGATACTCCCGAGAAGACGCCCCCATCGGACGCGTTGAGAATGTACGAGTAGATGGGGATAGGCTTCTTGGTGATCTCGTCTTTGATGAGAAGGATGATTTTGGCAAGAAGGTCGCTCAGAAATGGGCAGACGGATTCCTCAGAATGGTATCAGCAGGTCTCTCTATCGTTGAGCTGAGCGATGATCCGAAGTATCTCTTACCAGGACAGAAGCGCATGACCATCACAAAGAGTAAGCTCGACGAGGTCTCTGTCGTAGATATAGGAGCTAATGACGATGCCATCGCACTCTACAATGAAGCAGGAGGTCGCATCACGCTTTCTCAAGGTGACAATAGCCCAGATCTGCCATTGCTCAAAGACTCTACTAACCCCAATAATAAAGAAGTTATGAACGAAAAGATTGCCCTCGCTCTCGGCCTCTCCGCCGAAGCTACCGATGAGCAAGCCGTGTCGGCCATTGCTCAGCTCAAGGCCGAGGTAGACCAAGCTAAGCAGCTGAAGCTCGCCCTCATCAACGAGCAGCTCGCCTCGGCTGTCCAGTCTGGCAAGCTCCCCAAGGAGCAGGAAGAGACCTACCGACAGATCGGGCTCACCATGGGCGCCGAGACCCTGCGTATCACGCTCTCCACGCTCTCTGCGCCACAGCGCGCCTCATCCATCATCCGCCCATCGGCACCGACGGATCCAGCGAAGTTCGCCAAGTTCACGGACATCCCCACCGATCGTCTCGAGGCCTTCAAGTCGGAGAACCCCGACGAGTATGCCCGCCTCTACACCGATCACTTCGGCTTCCCACCTCCCTCACTCTCCCGCTAATCACTAATCACCTATTAACTACCGATTAACTATGTGGAAATTCATCCGATCACTCCTGATCGCACTTGTCGTGCTGCTCTCAGTGGTCTTCTTCAATGTCGTCATCGGCGCGGGTATCTCTGCGCTCCTGGGACTCCCCCTGTGGACGGGTGCCGTCGCCCTCAACGTCCTGGCTCTGGCTGTGGGACCCTTCGTCACCAGCCGTAACGTTGCCCGAGCGGGCGTCAATCAGGAGGTATGGACGGGCGTCGTCCTCAAGAAGCTCCGAGAGGCGCTTGAGAACCTCGGCTGGTTTGCTGCGATCACTAATTATGACGAGTATGTAGACAACGATACGATTCACTTCACCGAGCTGGGTGGCGACCCGAAGGTGCTGGTCAATAACACGACCTATCCGCTCAATATCTCCAACGTCACCGACGCCGATAAGCCCGTGTCGCTTGACAACTTCGAGACGGAGGCTACGTCCATCTCTGACAAGGAGCTTGACACCATCAGCTATGACAAGCTCGGCAGTGTGAGAGAGCGCCACAAGGAGGTCGTCGAGGAGCGCATCTACGTCAAGGCACTGCATGCACTCGCACCTCAGAGTCACTCAGACGGCTCTCCCGTATTGCTGACTACGGGGGCGACAGCTCCCGAGGGCGGACGTAAACAGCTATCCTTAGCTGACCTGCGACTACTGAAGAAGGCCTTTGACAAGTGGAAGACCCCCAAGAAGGATCGCATCCTGGTACTCTGCCCTGACCACGTCCAGGACCTCCTCGCTGTGAGCGAGACCTTCTCCCGTCAGTACAACCTCGATAACGAAGATGGGCGTGTCGGTCGCCTCTATGGCTTCGATATCTACGAGTACACGGAGACTCCTGCCTACACGGTCGCCACGAAGACGAAGCTCGCCTTTGGCGCTATCGCCGGTAGTGGCACGGCTCCTGCCTCGGTAGCCTTCCACGCCAAGAGCTGTATGCGCGCAACAGGTAGCCTCACCATCTACGAGAGCCTGGCGAAGACTGACCCCCTCAATCACCGCAACCTCTACAACGTGCGCCAGAGAGCGATCTGCGCTCCACTGCGCTCTAAGGAGTGCCTCGCAGCTATCATCTCGGCTAACGCCTAACCTATGGCACAGCTGAAGTACCTCGTACTCCACTGCACCGCCACCCCCGAGGGGCGCGCTGTCTCCAGCGATGAGATCCGTCGCTGGCACACCGCGCCTCCCTCGCAGGGTGGGCGAGGCTGGAAGCAAGTCGGCTACACCGATATGATCCACCTCGACGGCCGTGTGGAGCGCCTCGTGAAGAACAATGAGGACGCCCAGGTAGACCCTTGGGAGGTAACCAACGGTGCCACGGGCTACAACTCCGTCTCCCGCCACGTCGTCTATGTGGGCGGCTGCGCCCGTGACGGCAAGACTCCAAAGGACACCCGCACGCCCCTCCAGCTGGAGGCGATGAAGCAGTACGTCCTTGACTTCCACCGCCGCTATCCAAGCGTCAAGATCATCGGGCACAACCAAGTGGCCCAGAAGGCTTGCCCCTCCTTCGACGTGCCTAAGTGGCTTCGGTCAATAGGCATCAACCAATAATTACTCTCCACCGATGGATCAGCTCCTCACCATCCTCCAGTGGCTGGTGCCTGCGGGAGGTTTGGGAGCGATCTTAGGGTGGCTCACCAACTCCCGAGTGCGCGCTGCTCGTACAGCCAAAGAGGTCCACGATACCTATAAGCAGATGTACGATGATCTGCACGACCAGCTACTCGATCTCAGTGATGAAAACAAGCATATCCGAGCAGACTTCTCCCGCCTCGAGCGCGCTGTCGCGATGGGCGCTACTTGTCGCCTGTGGTCTCAATGCCCTATTCGGCGCGAGCTGCAGCGTCCGCCGCTCCCAGACGTCTCAGTCTCATCGCCTCGACAGCGTCAGCGAAAGGGTAGAGATCCGACCGATGCCCGTAGCGCTGCCCGAGACGAAGGCGACACTTCGCCTCCCCCTGTCGACCCTCCTTGATCTCCCCGAGGGCGCTGGCTACCATAGCCGCCAAGGGGTGACCCGCATAGCACTCCCCCGCCGTGGTGACAGCCTCGAGGCGACGGCTACCACCGATAGTCAGACCGTCCTGCCCTCCATAGAGGAGCGCGCTGCCAAGCACATCACTCAGGCGACGACCACTGCCCTCACCAAGAGCGAGGTCAAGGCGGGCTTAGCCGACACCCTCCCCTGGACCCTCATCGCAATCCTTATCCCCATAGCAAGTATCATCTTATGGCAAAGAAGAAAGTAACGCCCACCGAGGGCGAAGAACTCCAGCCCACCGACCCCATCACCCCCACCTCCCCCGAGGAGACGGGGAGTGAGCCTACCCCCACCGAGGAGGCTCCCAACGAAGACGCAGCGGAAGAGCCCGTAGAAGGCGCTGACACCCCACCAGATACCGAAGAGACCCCCACCGAAGAGGAGGGCGTCCCCGAAGATGCTGAGACGGATGAAGCTGCCGAAGCTGAGGATACCCAAGAGGATGAAGCCCCCGAGGCAGAGGACGTAGCCCCTACGGCACTCTCAGACCTCGCCGCTCAGATCCTCCGAGACCACGACCTTAAAGTTGTCTTCCTCACCAGCGACGGCACCGCCTTCTACGGCTACTCCGATGCCATGAACTATGCGCAGACGCTCGAGGTGAAGGACGTCTATCACTTCTTCGCCACCACTCCTACGGATGACGAGCTGCGCGAGCTCCTCCCCCCATCACTCCGACCTAATCACCTGCAAGCCTCCTAACTATGAATAGTGTAAAGATCCTTCGGCAGAATGGCGGTATCCCCGCCTCCCTGCCAGGGGAAGACCATATCTCGGGGATGCTCTTCTACCTTGCCACGCTCCCCACGGCTAAGTCGGGCGTCACCGATGGCTTCTCCGCCACGGAGCGAATCCGCCCCGTCTCGACCATCGAGCGTGCTGAGGAGCTGGGTATCACCCCAGATCACTCCAGCTGGGAGATCCGCCTGCTGCACTACCAGCTCTCCGAGGTCTTCCGCACCAACCCCGGCATCATCCTCTACGTGGCCATCTACGCCAAGCCTGCGGGTGGTAACTACACCTTTGCCGAGCTCAAGACCCTCCAGCGCTATGCCTCGGGTCGTCTGCGTCAGGTAGGCATCTGGCTCGGTGATAAGGTGGCTGATGCATCACTCGTGACGGCCCTCCAGGGCGTCGCCGACACCCTCGATAGCGAAGAGATGCCTCTGTCGGTCCTCCTTGCTCCCAAGGTCACCGCCCCTGTAGCCTCCCTGCCTACGAACCTCGCAGGAGGTGGCAAGAGCCGTGTGTCTATCCTCATCGCCCAGGATGGCGAAGGCGTGGGCAAGACCCTCTACACCGATACGGCCAATAATGCGGCCAAGGCTTCGGTCTCTGCTCTGGGTACCTTCCTCGGTATCCTCTCTCGCGCTGCCGTCCATCACTCCATCGGCTGGGTGCAGCAGTACCCTCTCGGGCTGGCCCTCCCTGCCTTCGGTGACGGTACGCTCCTGCGTGCCCTGGACAAGGCCGTCGTTGACACCCTCGATAAGGCGCGCTACATTTTCGCAGTTACCTACCCAGCTATCGGCGACTGCTACGCCTCCGACAGCCACACCCTCGACGAGCCTATCAGCGACTACAACGCTATCGAGCGTGTCCGTACGATGGACAAGGCCGTCCGCGGAGTGCGAAAGTACCTCACTCCAGAGCTGGGCGGCAACATCTATATCGACAAGGAGACGGGCAAGATGCAGGACTACACCGTCAAGCACCTCGAGGGGGTAGCCTCTCGAGCCCTCGAGGAGATGGAGCGTGCTGGTGAGCTCTCAGGCTACCGCGCTTACATCAACCCTGAGCAGTCGGTACTGGCCACCTCAACTGTCGAGGTCGTCATCCGCGAGATCCCCACGGGCGTCCTGCGCTCCCTGCAGGTCAAGATTGGTTTCACTCAAAAACTCTAACACATGGCAACAGTAGACCGCAACGGCATCCCCTTAGTCAACGGCATCCTCTACGGCTGGGCTGAGGTCCTTGTCGCCATCGCTGGCGTACCCCTCACGGGCATCACGTCCGTCGAGTACAGCGACAAGCAGGAGGTGACGAACAAGTACGGCGCAGGGCGCTACCCAGTAGGCCGTGGCCTCGGGCGTATCTCCTCCGAGGCAAAGATCACCCTCTACCTCGAGGAGGTTATGGCACTGCAGGCTAAGAGCTCAAACGGCCGTCTGCAAGACCTCGGTATGTTCGACGTCTCGGTGAGCTATCTGTCTCCTGCTGGTGTCGTCATTACCGATGTCGTCAAGAACTGTCACTTCTCCGAGACCTCGCGTAAGGCGAGCGAAGGGGATACCGACATCAAGGTAGATCTCACCCTTACCCCCTCACACATCGTGTGGGGCGCTAAGGGGGCTTAAACACCGATTAAACGAAGATTAACTATGGAACAAAAGCGCATCGGGGAAGCCTCCCCCGAAGAACTCCTTACCCTCAAAGGCAAGTATGGGAAGGTCAAGATGGTCGAAGTCGAAGACGAGGATACCATCTACTTCATCTACCTCAAGCGTCCCGACTTCGCCACCCTCAAGGCCGTCACTAAGGTCGCCAAGACCGACGAGCTCGAGGGTACGAAGATCTTCCTGCAGAACTGTATGGTTGCTGGGGCTCAAGAAGTCCTCGAGGACGGTGTCCTACTCGTGGCGGCTGCTTCGGCTGCCTCCTCACTCCTGACCTCAGCTAAGGCAACGCTAAAAAATGCATAGAGGCGCACGCCCTTGACCCCGACGATGCCAGCGATGGCATCGTCAAGGGGTGCGCCCTCATCCGACACTACCTCCATCTCGACCCCGACGCCCTAAACGAAGAGGACTGGGCCAGCGCACTGACCCAGTCCCTGTGGCTGGAGAATCGGTATATGGAGGTGATGAAGTCGTCTATTGCCTCTGCTCTCTCTGGCAAGGACGGTTAGTTGTCACTGTGAGCTGACCAGAAGTTGATAAAGCTATCAGATAGACCGCCCTCCTCCTTGCCTCTCAGAGAGTCAATGAACGACATCACTCCAGCAATGGGGATCATCAGTAAGAAGAGCATCGCCAGAATCGAGAACAGGACTATTACAGCCATATATAGATAGCCGAAGATTTCTACAAGCATTATCGTTTCGTCTTTAGTTCACCCGCTAAGATAACCATTTAGTATGAATACCTCCTCCTTCAATTATCTCTTCGGTATTGACGGCAACTTTACCGTCAAGATGGAGGAAATGAATCGAGCAACGGGCGAGTTTACAGCTCAGGTGCAGAAGTCTCAAAATACCTTTGAGCGCATCATTGGGCTTGCAGGGAAGGTCGATATCCTTAGCGATGGTATCGTCAAGACTACGCAAGCCCTTGCCTCCTTCGGTCAGTCGGGCATTGCCCTCAATACCTCGATGACCGACCTTCAGGCCGTCACGGGGGTCACGGGCGAGGGTCTCAAGCAGATTGAGAGCTATGCACGTGACACGGCTAAGGCTTTCGGTATAGATGCAGCGGGAGCGGTGGAGTCCTACAAGCTCATCCTCGGACAGCTCTCCCCAGAGCTGGCGAAGAGCCCCATAGCCCTCAAGGCGATGGGCGAGCATGTGGCGACGCTCTCTAAGCTGATGGGTGGTGACGCCACGGCAGCCGCTGAGACGCTAAACACGGCGATGAACCAGTACGGTGTCGACCTCTCCGACCCCATCAAGGCAAGTGAGGAGATGGCGCGTATGATGAACGTCATGGCCGCTGCTGGCCAGGAAGGCTCTGCCGAGCTTCCTCAGATTAAGGAAGCTCTTGAGCAGGCTGGTATGGCCGCCAAGGGTGCAGGTGTCAGCTTCGAGGAAGCCAACGCCGCTATCCAGGTCCTTGACAAGGCGGGGAAGAAAGGTAGCGAGGGCGGTATCGCCCTGCGCAACGTTATAGCGACCCTATCTCAAGGACGCTTCCTCCCCAAGGATGTGCAGAAGGAGCTACGCTCTGCTGGCATCAATGTGACGGACCTTGCCGACCGTGGCAAGAGCCTTAAGGATCGCCTTGAGCTTCTACGCCCCGTGATGAATGATGCTGCCCTCTTCGCTAAACTCTTTGGGAAGGAGAATACCAACGCTGCTATGGCTCTGGTCGGTGGCACCGAAGAGGTCGGTCGCTACACCGAAGCTATCCAGGGTACGCAGTCGGCTAACGATCAGGCAGCCGTTGTGATGGAGGGCTTTGCCGAGCGACAAGCTCGCATCCGCCAGCAAATAGAGGACTTCAAGATCTCAGTATTCAATGCTACGGGTGACGTATATCTATGGGCTGGAGCTCTGTCTGACACGCTCATACCGCTCTCTCAGCTGATGCCTCTGCTGTCTGGAGCCTACCCCATAATAAAAGGCGTATCTATATGGATCTTCCAAGGCGCAAAGGGGCTCTTCCTGTTTGGCAAGGGTGCCCTCACCGCCCTTATCAATGTCGGTAAGCTGGCTGTGACTCTCCTGACCAAGGGGTTATCTGCATTGGCTTACTATATAGGCTCGCTTGTGACGGGAGGATCAGCACAGTTGGGCTTTGCTGCGATGTCGCAGATAGCATTTAGCTCGTTCAAGGCAGCGGCAGTCACGGCTTGTCGTACCGTCAGCGCAGCCATTATGTCTATCCCTCTCATCGGGTGGATAGCTGCTGCGATCGCTGCAATCGTGGCCATTGGTATCTACTTCTGGAATACCTCAGCTAAGTTCCGTGCCACGCTCAAAGGCCTGTGGGCTTCATTCAAAGCTGTGTTCTCCAATATCTGGGATCTTGCAAAAGAGGTCTTCGGCAGTATTAGCGACCTAATTAAAGCGGCATTCAGTCTTGATGGCGACGGTATTTCCGCAGCTATCAGCAAGATGACGGGTGCCTTTTCTAAGTTCGGTAAGGAGACGGGCAATGCTTTCCAAGAGGCTTACGACCAAGAGATAAAAGACAGCCTTGCCAAGGCAAAGCAGCAGAAAGATGATGAGGGTGCTTCCGGTGACCTCTCGGATACAGCTGGCAATGTCGACCTCCCAGTGATAACTACTCCTGGCGGTGGTGGCGGAGGCTCAACTGACTCCTCCAGCAGGCATTCGGGTGGTGGTGGTTCTGGCAAGGCGACCAACGTAACTATCCATATCGGCAAGCTCGTCGATAACCTCACCATCAATACCTCCAACCTATCGACCGACCCATCCGAGGTCAAGGGCATCATCACCGAGCTCCTGATCTCCGCAGTCAATGACGCTAATCTCGCTATACAGTAACTATGCTCACAATCATCCAAGGTAACGACACGACCGTCTCGGTGCTGCTGCACAGCCAGTCGCTCACCCTCCCCGACAACGAGGGCGAGAGCTATGTCGAGCGGTCAAAGATAGACCTCAGCCAGGCAAAGGATATTTCTGTTCGCCTCATCCCTTACATGCGCTGGCGACCTATCACACCTTCCTTCGAGGTCAAGGGTAGTACGATCAGCATCCACTACCCAGCGTCAATTCAGCTGGTAGGTAAGTGGGATGTCGAGATCACCTTCCTAACACCCGAGGGCGGTGGCTATCGTCAGAATAGAGTGCGCCAAGCCTTCGCTGAAGTCATCGCCTGCACCAAGGGAGCTAACAGCCCCGAGGCCTACGTCATCACTGCCGATGTCGCTCAAGCTGTGCAAGGTGCCAAGGGAGATCCAGGTGACAAGGGGGATCCGGGGAAAAGCAGCTACGAGATGGCACAGGAAGAGGAAGGCTTTAAAGGCACAAAGCAGGAGTATCTAAAAAGCCTGCACGGAGCACCAGGCAAAGACCTCTATCAGGCAGCTGTCGAGCGTGGCTACAAGGGCTCCTTTGATGACTTCCTCGAGATGCAAAAGGGAGCGCCTGGTGCCCCAGGTAAAAGTAACTACGAGCGCGCAAAGGAGCTTAAGGGCTTCGAAGGCACGGAGGAAGAGTACCTCGACAGTCTCTACGGAGCCCCAGGAGAGGGCATCTACAAGATGGCTGTGAGAAAAGGATTCGCCGGATCAGAGGAGGACTACCTCAAGAGCCAAAAGGGAAAAGATGCCTACGACGACTACCTGGAGACAACAACTGACAACCCAAAGAAGAGTAGAGGCGAGTGGGCGGCTATCAACGCTATCACCACACAACTGCTCTACCGCATAAACAAAGGAACAGGCGCACCGATGAACGAACAGACATTATCAGCGGACCAGCTTATGGAGCTTGACCGCCACCGACGCAGCATGATCAAAGCCCTACGAGATAAGGGTGTTCAGGTATCAGACGCCATCGGGCTTGATGCCATGCCCGAGAAGATCGGAAAGGTTAAGAGTTACGTTCTCACTGTACATCGATCCCAGCAGTTCCTCGATTGGAAGGATGTTTCCTTCCCACCTCTTAAGCTCAGCGACGATTACCGTCCTGCTGATATCAGCTGGTGCTTTGCCCGTAATCGTTTCCTCACGGAGCTCCCCGACTTCGCAAAACTCGGCGAAGCCTCCATTATGAGCTCATTTGCCCGAGAATGCTCTGCCCTCACTACCGTCACGCTACCAGACATTCCTAAGGTGACAGCCATAGATAGCGCCTTCAGTAGTTGCTCTGCCCTCACTACTGCTACTCTGGGGGATATGCCAAATGTGTCTAATGCGTCGTGGTTATTTTCCGGTTGCTCTGCCCTTACTACGGCTACCCTGGGAGCTATACCAAAGACCGTGTCCTCGCAAGGGATGTTTCACGATTGCCGTGCCTTAGGGAGCGTGACGCTTGACTTCACTGGGGGTGAGATAACGGATATATCGTACCTATTCAACCAGTGCACCCGACTGGAGATAGTAACTGGCGTAATCGACCTGAGCCGTGTGACTAATACAGGCAACGCCTTTTCTGGTTGCGGAATTCTCCGTGAGGTGCGCCTTAAGGGGCTTAAGGTCGATCTCGTCCTGTTCGACTGCGTTAATCTCTCCGTGGAGAGCGTCAAGTACCTCGTTGACAACCTCCAGCAGTCTACGGGCAAGAGCATCACTCTTCCCCGAGCTTGGAAACAGGCTCATGAGGCTGAGGCTAAGTCATACGCACAGATAGCAGCTACCAAGGGCTTCGCACTAACTTTCAGATAGGACAGCTATGGAAATAATCGAATTACAGGAGAAGGCGGGCTATATGTACGTCAATGCCGAGCATCGCATCGTGGTCTGCTTCGGATACTGCCCAGCGGCCGGCGCCCATCTGTGGGTACTCACGCCCGAGGATGAAGCACTCGCACTCGAAGCGCAGTGGAAGGCTGAGGACGAGCGAAAGAGACTGGAGGAGGAGCTGCGCCATAGTGAAACTTATACAAGTTAATATGACAGCACGAGAACGTGAAGAGAAGCGCGAGTTAGCGCGCCTCCTCTACCTACAAGGTAAAGAGCAGAAGAGCATAGCCGTGAGTGTCAACGTATCGGAGGCTACTATCTCGAAGTGGGTGCAAGCTGGTCAGTGGCAGTCGCTACGTGCTGCCCAACATATCACCCGCCCCGAGCTGGTGAATAAGATCTTGCTCTCCATCGACAAGCTTCTCACCGATGCGCTCCAGAGTAATGACCCCGCGGCGGCTGCAAGCCTCGGCAAGCAGCTCAAGGGGTTCAGCGATGCGATCGAGAAGCTCGATAAGAAAGCCAATGTAGTTACGGCCATTGAGGTGTTTATAGCCTTTGGAAAATGGATGGAACACAGAATGTCTATAGATACAGACCTCACACCAGAGCTCATTAAGACTATCACGAAGTATCAAGACCTGTACGTCACACAGCTGATGGCGTCACCTAACCAATAGCAATGAGTACTCTATCGACAGTACTACCAATATCCATCACCGCTGGGAAGGTGATGCTTTACCGCTTCCCTGGCAGTGGTAAGGGCGCACACTCCTATAATAAGGAGGGACGGGAGTTTACACCTTCTCCCGTCGGTGTGCCTATCACAGATGCTGCCGACTGGCTCGGTGCCTACACACTTTGCCCCCTCCTCCTGCGTCTCGAGGATGGTACAGAGCTGAGCATCCCTGACGCTGTGGTGGCGATGACTCGCACCAAGCAGATCGTCACTACCCAAGTGGTGGGGATGGTGGGCACGGTGAAGGAATATATATCTGATGGCGATTTCGATATCAACATAGCTGTCGGTATCCAGGGCGTCGAGGATGGTAAGGTAGCGAACGTCTATCCCGAGGAGGGCCTTCGTGAGCTCCGCAAGTACCTTGAGGTAGACAAGCCTATCAGCGTGCAGAGTGCCTTCTTCGACCTCTTCGAGATCAACCGGCTTGTCCTCAAAAGCTACTCCCTGACCCAAGGCACCGAGAGCAACTACCAGGAGCTAACCATCAGTGCGCTCTCTGATAACGAGTACAACGTCTTCTCCACCGACTACTAAGCTATGTATCGCCTTACCGCCCGCGTCGAGATTGAGTCCGAGCGCAAGTGGGTAATCGACAAGATCACCGCCTGCGAAATCGAGCGCTCAACAGATGACCTCACCGACACCTGCAAGCTCACGCTTCCTAAGCGTATGCTCTGGGACGCAAAGGAGGGTGCACCGCTCCGACGTGGTGACAAGGTGCGCATCTCCCTTGGTTATGATGATGACTTGCAGCTTGCCTTTGTCGGCTATATCCGCGAGATCGGATTCAAGACCCCTGTAGTCATCGAGTGCGAGGATGAGATGTACCAGCTCAAGAAGCAGGCGACGGTCAAGAAAGCCTATCGCAATGCCTCTCTATCGCAGATCCTCTCCGACCAAGGGATCACCGACTTCAAAGTGCTCGGTGAACAGACCCTCGGGGCTTACCGGATCAAGGCGGACAATGTGGCCGCCCTCCTGGGTGAGCTCAAGGAGCAGGGCGTGCGTAGCTTCTTCCGCTACGAGGATGGGAAGCCCATCCTTTACTGTGGTGTCGTCTTTGACCGTGAGGCGTCAGGCAAACCCTCGCAGGTCATCTCCTCGGGCATCAACCTCATCAGCGACTCCTCCCTCAAGGAGCAACACGGAGACACCATGCGCCTCAAGATAAAAGCCATCTCCTTCCAACCAACGGCCAAGAAGGGGAAGACGAAGAAGATCAAGCTTGAACTGGGCGACGCTGACGGCGAGCTCCGTACCCTCCACACCTACGGCAAGACGGAGTCAGAGCTTCGTGCCTGGGCAGAGCAGGAGCTGCAGCGTCTGAAGCGTGACGGCTTGGCTGGCAGTGTCACGACCTTTGGAGCTAAGCTCCTTGACAAGCTCGACACCGTAGGCATCATCATAGACGGAAAGAAGAAGGGTGTCTATCAGGTAAAGAAAGTAACCATCAAGTACGGTACCGAGGGGCTTCGCCAAGACGTGACTCTCGGCTTCCGTGTAGCAGACTAATATGAGCCAAATAGCAAGACTTATCGGACAGCTCTCAGGCACAACTACCCCCGTGCTGAAGGCGTGCATTGTCACCGCTGTAGACCGCACCTCACGCAGTGTCGACTGTGAGCCCTTGGACGAGGGCGCACCCATCCTCGGCTGTTCGCTCCAGGGCGACCAAGAGGGTGAAGATGGCTTCCTCCTCCTCCCCAAGGTGGGGAGTTACGTTATCGTGGGGTTAGTCGACGGACAAGATACAGGTGTCGTGCTTCTCACCGACGAGCTCGACGCTCTTGAGGTCAAGATCGGCGACAAGACCCTCCACTTCACCTCCGAGGGTATCGTCTTCAACGGAGGGGAACTCGGCGGCATCATCAAGATAGAGGAGCTGACCACGAAGCTCAACACCATCGAGCAGGACATCAACTCCCTCAAACAAGCCCTCTCCACCTGGATACCTATCCCCTCTGATGGCGGTGCTGCCCTCAAGTCTGCCGTCACCTCATGGGCTGGCAAGCAACTCCAGCAGAGCAAGCGTGGTGACTACGAAGACAAGCTCATCAAGCACTAACCTCCATCATCCCTCCTCATTATGTTAGGCATTCTTCTCTCTATCGACACAGGCGACTTAGACCTCTCTAAGGGGCGTCTTTCCCTTGGTGAGGTTCGCGAGCAGACAGCCGCCTTCCTCCTTGAGGCTGCCCCTGGTGAGTTCGGCGAATATCCGATGCTAGGGCTTGCTATCCGCAAGCATCTGGCTGGTCCTGGAGACCCGATGCTCCCAACCGCCACCATCAAGCAGATGCACTACTGTAGCATCCCCGCTGACCGCTTCCTTCAGACCCCCTCGGGCTACGAACTTACCTTCAAATAACCCCCTATGCCTCGCTCCATCTCCGACATCCGACGCGAAATAGCCGCAGCCTATATCGCCGATCCGAATATCCAGCACGCCTACAAGCTTACCGCTGGCAAGACTTTCGAGGAGCAGTTCAGTAAGGTCTCGCTGGAGAGCATCCTCTTCTGGGCTTTCGCCTCAGCCGTCTACACCCTCGAGTCCCTCTTCTCCAAGCACCGCACCGAGGTCGCCCAGCTCGTCAGCGAAGCCGAACCCCACACCCTACGCTGGTATGCTCAGCGTGCCAAGGCTTACCTCCACGGCTATTCCTTGCCTCCCTACAAAGACCGCTACGACCTCTCCTCCATCTCCCCCGAGGAGCAGGAGCGTGCCGCCGTGGTGCGCTATGCCGTAGCCTCCGAATATAGAGGTGTCGTGCACATCAAGGTCGCTGGGGCTGCCGAGGATAAGAAGCCCATAGCCTTGCCATCCACCACACTCACCGCCCTGACACGCTACCTCGAGGTCATCAAGGATGCTGGGGTGCAGCTACGTGTCTCCTCAGCCTCTGGGGACGAGCTGCGTCTGACCCTTAGCCTCTATCTGACCCCCTCCCTCCTAATTAATGGGAAGCCCTCGGACGACTTAGATAAGCGCATCCGCCATACTATCGAGATCGG